GTTTATTCTGGCTGTGAGCTAGAACATTGGAGAGAAAAATTCAAAGGCAAAGAATGCGTACAGGTTTTTCTGCATTATAACAATCGTAAGACCCCAGGAGCGAAGGATAATATGTTTGACAAGCGTCCACATTTAGGTCTTCCTTCTTGGTTTAAACGATGATATAATTCTTAGATGGAGGCTGTGTCACCACCACATACCACACAGTCTCCTTTTAAGGATTATAATATATGTTTTTTGGCGGAACTTCATTTGCAGGAGCACCTTTTGGAGACTCAGGATTTAACCCTAACGCATTTGTAAGCGTAAGTGGGTCCAGAATTAATGAATCAACAGGTACAGTAGGTTTAGTAGGTAATGCTAATATTAGTGTTACTGGCAATAGACTTAATTTTACTATTGGTAATGTAACTATTATTGAAGGTACAGGTGTTATTGTATCTCCTGATGGTAGTCGTTTAAATCTTACAAGCGGTGATCCAACTATTGTTGGAAAAGCACTAACAGTTTTAACAGGGTCTAGAATAAATTTAAGCACTGGTACACCTACTTTTGCATTTAAATATCCTGTAACTGGAAGTCAAATTAATACAAGCACAGGAAATGTTACTACTGTAGGTAAAGCAACTATATTACCAAATGGTTCACGAGTAAACTTTAGCACTGGATCTGTTACTATATCTGCAGATGCAAACTTATCTGTTACAGGAAGCAGAGTCGATGTATCGGTAGGAAACGTTACAACTAAAGCAAATGCAACTGTAACAGTAACTACAAACAGACAAAATATTTCAAGTGGAACCGTAACTATTGTAGCAAAAGCAACAGTTTCTCCTACAGGAGAAAGGTTAAATATTGCAGATGGTTCTGTATTAATTAAAAAATGGGATGGTATTGTACCAGGAGCTGAGATGACTTGGACTCCAGTACAAACATCATTAGGATAATATATGTATTTTGGAGGAAGCACATTTGCCGGAGCACCATTTGCCGATCCAGGTGGTGTAAGTGTATTTGTTGCAATATCCGGAAATAGAGTTAATGTAAGCACAGGAACCGTAGGTATTTCTGCTTCTGCTAGAATATTACCAGGAGGTTCTGAAATAGAAATATCAGTAGGTAATGTAACTAAAAAGTTAACCAAACAGTACCTGTACAAGGATATAGAATAAACCTTGCAACTGGTACCGTTTCTGTGATATCATGGAATCCGATAGTTCCAGGAGCAACGGGTACCTGGGTACCTATTGACCCGAATAATCCGTAGGAGAAATATATGGCATCAAGTACGTCAAGTGACTTAAAACTAGAATTAATTACCACAGGTGAAAAATCAGGAACCTGGGGTACTATTACAAACACAAATTTACAAATATTAGAACAAGCATCATCCGGATATTTATCGCTTGCAGTAGGTGGAGCAGACGTTGCTTTATCTTTAGCAACTCATGCTACAGCAAATGGTAAAAATTTATACTACAAATTAACTGGTACATTAACCGCAAACAGAACAGTTACAATGCCTGACGGTGCTGAAAGAGTATTTATTGTAGAAGATGCAACAGCAAGATCAGCTTCTAATTATACACTTACAGTTAAAACAGTTTCAGGAACAGGTCTTGCATTACCTATTGGATCAACAACAGTTTTATATTCAGATGGTACAAATATTACAGGAAAGCTACAAACAAAAGGATATTATACACCAACTACTACGTACACTACAGTTAATGGTGACCAAGTGTTAGTGGATACTTCTGGAGGTGGTATTGGTACTGCGATTACACTTAATTTACCAGCTTCTCCTGCAATAGGAAATGAGGTTACATTTATTGATAGTGGTAATAACTTTGCATCTAACAACTTAACAATTGGAAGAAACAGTTCCAATATTTTAGGTAGTGCTTCAGATTTAGTGGTTTCAACTAATAGTTCTGCATTTACTTTAGTATATGTTAATGCGACTAGAGGCTGGATTTATAAAGATAACATATAGGAGCACGGATCATGGCTCTTCTTGATTTTCAATTTGTCCCAGGAATTGACAAACAAAATACAACAGTAGGTGCTGAACAACGTTGGGTAGACTGTGACAACGTAAGATTTAGATATATGTTACCTGAAAAAGTTGGTGGCTGGTCTTCACTTATTACAGATACAATTGTTGGTGTTGCAAGACGCGAGTTTGCATTTGTTGATTTAGCAGGTAATAGATATGTTGCTATTGGAACAGACAAGTTTCTACTTATTTATTTTGAAGGACAGCTTTACGATGTTACGCCTTTAAAGACTACATTAAGTTCTTGCACTCTTGCAACAACATCGGGTTCGGCAGTTTGCTCTATTACAAAAGCAAGTCATGGTTTAAGTGCAGGGGATATTATATTATTAGACAATGTAACCTTACCAGCGGGTACAGGTTATGCTAATTCAGATTTTGAAGATAAATTATTTCAAGTAACAAGTATTACAAGTTCAAGTGTCTTTACAATTACACAAAGCTCAAATGCATCTGCAACAGTTTCAACAGGTGGTAGTTTAGAAGTTAAACCTTACGAAACAGTTGGTCCTTCAGCACAGTCATATGGTTATGGTTGGGGTACAGATACTTGGGGAGCAGGAAACTGGGGTGAAGCATCTTCTGCAACCGATGTAACACTAGAACCTGGTTTATGGTCATTAAGTAATTTTGGTCAAGTATTAGTTGCAACAATTGCAAATGGTAAAACGTTTACTTGGAATGCAGGAGCAACAGATCCTTTAACTGTAAGAGCATCAACATCTACTTCAGGTTTTGCAACTACAAATAATCCAACTGCAACAAGGGTAACACTGGTATCACCAACAACAAGACACTTAATTCATCTTGGAACAGAAACAACTATTGGTACACCATCCACACAAGATGATATGTTTATAAGATTTTCAGAACAAGAAGACATAAATGATTATACAGTAACTGCAATTAATACTGCTGGATCACAAAGACTTCAAGATGGCACAAAAATTATGGGTGCTTTAAAAGCAAAAGAATCAATTCTAGTTTGGACAGACAATGCATTATATACAATGAAATTTGTTGGTGCTCCTTTTACATTTGGATTTGAACAAGTTGGTACTAACTGTGGATTGATAGGCAAGAATGCAGCTGTTGAAATAGATGGTGTAGCTTATTGGATGTCTACAAATGGTTTCTTTGCGTTTGATGGTACGGTTAAATCTTTACCATGCACCGTTGAAGATTATGTTTATGATCAAGCAGATACAACAAAAGGACAACAAGTATATGCAGGTTTAAATAACCAATATACGGAAGTAACTTGGTATTATCCATCAACAAATTCTGAATACAATGATCAATATGTTATATTTAATTATGGAGAAAGTGGGCCTAGAATACCAGGAGGTGTTTGGTATATAGGTACAGAAGCTAGAACAACTTGGATTGATGCAACGGTATATCCTAATCCTATTGCAACTAAATTCAATGACAGCGCTACAGGAACCTTTCCAGTTATTGTTGGGGAATCAGGGCTCGGGCAAACTACTTTATTTGAACACGAAGTAGGAACTGATCAGGTCAATCCTGATGGTAGTACAACAACAGTTACATCTTTTATACAATCATATGATTATGATTTACAACAAAGAACGAGAGGTCAAGCATATTCTGTAGCAGGAGATGTTTTTCTTGCTGTCAGAAGATTCTTACCTGACTTTAAAAATCTTGCAGGAAATGCAGAAGTAACACTTGCAGTTAAGAGATATCCATCCGACTCACAAACAACAACAGCTTTAAGTCCATTTACAATTACAACCTCTACTCAGAAAAAAGATACCAGAGCAAGAGGAAGGTTTGTTAATATAAAAATAGCAAATACCGATGTTAGTGAATCTTGGAGATTTGGAACTATGAGATTAGATATACAACCCGATGGGAGAAGATAATGGCTAAAATAGTAGTAAGATTACCAGAACCAAAAAAAGAATATGATGAATCTAATCAAAAACAAATTAATAGAGCAGTTGCTTTAGTTGTAGAACAATTAAATTCTACATTTTTAGATGAACTTAAACAAGAAACAGAAAGATTTACTTGGTTTAAATCTTCAGGAAGTAATAGCTAATGGCTAATATATACAAAAACGCTAACTTTGATCTAAACTCAACATCGGTAATAGATGTGTATACTTGTCCATCTAACTCTAGAGCTATAATACAAAATATACATGCAGCTAATGTTGGTGGTGGAAACACAGAAATAAAAGCTTTTATATATGATAATTCAGTAACAACTGCTTTTCAATTTGCTGAACATACTGTAAACTCAGGAGATTCTAAGTCTATCGCTGATGGCTCAATTGTGTTAGAAGAGAATGATAAATTACAACTACAAGCTGCTACAGCAGATATATTTGAAGGCACTTGTGCAATATTAGAAATAAACAGAGAATAGGAGAAGTAATGGCGTTTATAGAAGAAGGTGAAGTAGCATACACAATAATAAATGGTAAAAAAGTACCTGTTGTAAAATGTGAAACAGAAGTAGTATTAAGAAACACACAAACTAATTATGAGTATAATTCAGACAAAGAAGCAGAAGATGATATTGCTAATCCTGAAACAGTTACTCAAAAAGAACACGTAACAAGATCATTAAAAGTTAAGGTAGCAGCAATGCCACCATTAGGAGCAGGGTCAGAATAATGGTTCTAAGTCCATACGATCAATCAGTATATGATGCAGGGTATAAATATATACCTCAAAGTCAATATCTGTTAAATCCATTTCAAGTACCAGCAGGAAACGAAAACGAAGTTCCTTCAGGTCTACCTGCTATATATCAGCCAGGTGGTTCAATGGGTGGCGGTGGAGGTGGAGCATTACAAGCTAACTCTCCAATGACGGACTATAATAATTTTTATAAATATACATCAGATAAATATTTTAATAATCAAGCTACACCTAATGTAGATGATTTATATCAAAGTAAAGTTGATCAAACTTTTATGGGTATGCCAAGCTATAGACAACAAGAACTAACTGGTCCAGATATGGGTGAATATATTGGAACAGGAACTGACATTCCTTTAGAACAAACTATGGCAGGTAGAGTTCAAAATACTCTAGGAAATGTTACAGGCGGTATTCAAGATCTAATGGGTAAAGTAGGTGGCCTAGGTCCAGTAAGTTTTTTAATGAATAAAATGGATAGGTTCGATACATTATCACCAACTGATCAAGAATTTATTAAAATGAATATGGGCTACAGAGGTCCAACTGTATTTGGTGAAAATACATCTGGTTTAGATAAAGACCTTTTTGGTTTAAATACAAGATCTGCATTTGGTAATTATGCTGAAAGAGTTGGTGTAGAGTATGATAAACTTGGTGATATGCTAGGTGGAAAAATGTCAGAAAAATATGGTGTTGAATTTGATCCTGAAACAGGAACTTTCGTAGGTAAAAATGCAGCGTACGCTAATAAGATGAACAAAATGAATTTAGCTAAATATAACTTTTACAAACAACAAACACTAAGAAGAGATTTAGATAGAAAAACTGCAGAAGCAAATGCTAGAAGAGAAGCTGAAAGAAAAGCAGCTGAATCTAGAGCAGAATCAGCAAGACAATATGACTCTAATGTACATGGTCCAACTAACTATGGACTAGGTAGTGATGGCCGGCAATCTTATGATTCAGGCCAAGGATTTGGTACCAATGCAACATCGGGTGGTCCAGTAAGTAATAGAACTGGTAGAGGAAGAACTGATTATATGGACGGTGGACTAGCTGATCTAGTAGATATATATGATTGATTATAGGAGAAAAAGACTATAAAAAGGTAAAATTATGGCAATTTCAAGAATGGATATGGAAAGACAACTTAGAGCTGGTGGCGGCATTATGCAATTAGAAGAGCCAAGACAAAGATATTTTCTAGGTAAGATTGTAAAAAAAATTGGAAAAACTGTAAAGAAAGTTGTTAAATCACCATTAGGTAAAGCAGCTTTAACAGGAGCCATGATGTTTGGTATGCCTGGGACAACTTTTGGTGGACTATTAGGTAGAGCAAGTTTTGGTGGACCAGCTGCAAGTATTTTTGGTGCAAAAGGTGGTATTGGTGCATTACTTGGACAAGGTGGTAAGTTTAGTACACTAGGAGATTTATTTAGAGTAGGTGGTAAAGAAGGAGCTAAGTTTAGTATACCTAGAATATTAGGTGGACTAGGTGCAGGAGCAGCAGTAGCAGCACCATTCTTTATGGGTGAAGAAGAAGTTGACGAAGGTACACCTTATACTATGGCACAGCCAATGATAGAAGATGTAAGAAGTCAAGCTAGAAAATATTATAACGATCCAACAAACTCTGCATTATACTTTATGCCTCCTAAGTCAGCTATACAAAGTTCTTTTTACGCTGATGGTGGACTAGCTAGTCTAAGACCGGGTTATAGAATAGGTGGTGGTGTATTACAAAAAGCAGGTCAGATGATAAAATCTGGTGTAGGTAAAGTTAAATCATTATTTGATGATGCTGATATAAGTATTCAAGTTCGTGATGAAGATGTTTACGTTCCTGATTACGGGTACCAAGCACAAGCTACAGGTCAAGATGTTTTTATAGCACCTAAATCTAAAAAAGCCGTAAAGGTTATGGAAGAATTAATTGAGGAAGGTTATGACATAACTAAAGATGCTGATGGTGAATATATTATCAATGCTTTAGATGAAGGCGCTTTAGATATAATAGCTAAAAGATTGAGATTAGGTGACAAAGGTGTTGATGAATTTATGGGTAACTATGATGATTATTATTCTGGTGGTGATGATAAAATGATTTATGACGCTTTAAGAGATAGAAAAGCAGATGGTGGTATTATGGACCTAGGAGGTCTAGAAAAAGACTATAGAGAAGGTGGTTTTGTACCACTAGGAGCTGAGGAAAGAGCAGACGATGTGCCAGCTAGACTCAGTAAAAATGAATTTGTATTTACAGCAGACGCTGTAAGAAACGCAGGTCAGGGAGATATTGACAAAGGTGCTGAAGTTATGCAGAATATGATGGACAATCTAGAATCTGGTGGTACTATATCAGAGGAATCCCAGGGCAAAAATCCTGCACAAGAAATGTTTAACCAAGCACAAATGTTGGAGAGTAGAATAGCATAATGGCATTACCAGATTATTTAGAATCCTCAGCAAAAGATTTCGCCAGACAGTTAACGGCAAGTACGTCTGTACCTATTAACACTGGTACATTTACTGGACAACAATTTGTTGCAGGTGAAGATCCTTTACAAACACAAGCAATCAACCTTGCAACATCGGGTATTGGTGGCTATCAACCATACTTAACACAAGCACAACAATTAACTGGAACGGGAGCAGGGACCGGGGCTGGATCTATCGCATCATTTATGTCTCCATATCAAGGAGCAGTTATCGATGAAACATTAAGACAATATGATTTATCAAGAGCTGGTGGTATGCAAAATATTGCAGATCAATACCTATACTGCAGGTGCATTTGGCGGTGGTAAACAAGGTGCATTAGAGGGTCAGTACATGGCAGATACTGCACTAGGTAGAGCAGGTATAACAGCTCAATTAAATCAACAAGCTTTTCAAGATGCTACAGCAAGAAGAGGCCAAGCATTACAAGATCAATTTGCACTCTCTAATTTTCAAAGAGCTGGTACAGCAGGAGACGTTGCTTCATTAGGTAATCTAGGAGCATTCAGACAAGGATTAAACCAACAACAATTACAAGCGCAAGCTGATGCAGCAAGAACTGCAGCTTATGAACCTCAACAAAGACTTCAACAATACGGAGGTGGTCTAGGTCAATTAGCTGGATTCGCATCTCCTCCACCAGCACCTATGGGTGGGGCTAGTCCATTTGCTACAGGTTTAAGCACAGCGGCAGGTATCGCAGGATTGTTTGGTAAATTATACGGGTAGTATATGAAGACATTAAATAGACCAATGTTTAGATACGGCGGCCCTATCAAAGAGGGTATCATGTCGGGC